CACCCGCCTCAGCGGCGGCACAAACAGCGTTTTTCACAGGCTCGGTCACTTCGGAAATTTTTCCCATAACGACATAATTAAGAAAGCGTTCCGCCTTGCGTGCATAGCGGTTAAATTCTTCGGCGGTTAAAGCACCGCCGAAAGAATCCTTGTAATAAGCATAATCCGCATACATTTTTAAGATACCTTAATGTTACGGAAAACACCGCACTTTGTTGTGTTTTTGAGAGCAACAGCGGCAATCATTTCAACCTCAGCCTTTTTAACCGCACCGGGGGCAGTAAGGTCAGGCATATATGTTTTGATGATTGACGAACCGCTGAGGGAAACACCGTGAAAAGCGTCAAGACCAAGCTGTACGGCATAAAGGTCGGTAAGACCTGTCACCTTTGAGCTTGATGCACCTGTTTCGTAAATCGGCACACAAGGTGCTGTTTTAGATCCGTCAAAGTAGTTGCCCATATCGTAAAAAATAATATTGTCATAACCCTGAGCAGTTTTACCGAAAGCATCCTCGGCTCTTGTGAGATAGCCTGCACGCTGAGCTACGCTCTTGAGTTTGGCAATCAGCTTGCTGTTGCCGAGAAGAAATGTAGGCTTGCCGTCAATGCCGCCGATAAACTCATTAAGCATGTCAATCATTGTCTGATAATTGCTTGTAAGATTTGCAGTTGTCGAAAGATCAACTACCGTCTTATCAGATCCTGCATTGTACTCAGTGCCTGTGCCCTTGAGGAGAGTTGTAAGACCGTCAAAATCAACCGCCTTGTCAGTTTTTGAACCGTTGATACAGCAGTTCTGAAAATGGTTCTTCGTGGCAATTGTCATCTGTTCAAGCTGGAACGCAATCTCGTTTGTGGTTGCCTCCTGCACAACACGGTCAACTTCGCTTGCTCCGCCGAAGATTTTAAGGTCAACGCTCTTTTTGATTCTCTTGGCTTCATTCGCTGTGTACTCGCTGTTAATTGCTCTGCCTGCCGCTGTTGACGGTGTCTGCAACTGTAAATAACCGTATGTCATGGTTGAGCCACCGACACCCGGTGAAACGCAATCATCAAAAGTAAGCTCATCCATAAACTGTGAGCCACGGCGGAGAGTATCAATAACCTCCTGTGTCACCTTGTCGGCTCTGCCGACGCTT